TCAATGTGTCATTGGCAGACCTTGCGCCTGCTGTTAATTCTCCCAATACTCTGGCTGTTTCAGTTCCAACACCAGCCATAAATTGAGATGGTCCAGGCGGTAGCTTCACATCGACTTTTGTTGTTGGTGCAATCTGTTTGCGATACTCGCCAACTTGACCAATGCCTGCTGCACCAGTTCCAGCCAATGGAGTGCCGCTGATGTACTCCACAGCACGAATGTCAGGTGACTGGGCCTCGTATGGCATGACACCTTGAGCAATGCGTGGTTGGCCTTGCTTGTTGTACTGGACCATGACAGTCTTGCCATTCATCACCACAGGTGTTGGAGGGCCATATTCTTCAGCAGCTTGAGACATCTTCAAAATCTCGGGCAAACCCTGCTCTGGCTTCATTCCAGACAATAGCGCACGTTGCGTTTGACTTAAAAACGAAAATGGGCCACCTTGTTGTGGCGCTGGTGCAGCACTCATCAATGCAGCACGATCAGGCGTTGGGCCGACTCGGCCAGCAGTTTCAACTGGCGCTGCAAGACTGGCTTGGGCTGGAGTCAGGCCAGTAGGCGTGGCATTAGAAAACAAATTAGTAAATGCCGTTTGACGATTAGCGTCTCGCTGCATTTCTTTGAGCTTGGCCGCTGTCACCAGATTGCCAAAAGCGCCAGTCATGCCTTTCTCATAAGCACCTTGGCCGGCTTGCAAGGCAGAGCCTATAGCTTGGCCAAGGCCAATACGCTGGGGGCTTCGACCGCTTGCCTGGAGCAATGCAGCAGCTGCGGCCATTGTTGACTGCAAACCTAATTGCTCTTTTTGTTTGGCGGTCAATAGCTTTTCAAGCTCACTGTCACCACCGCCACCAAACAAATTGCCCAGTAGCCCATCAAAATTTAATTCAGCCATTTTTTACCCCTTAACCTAAAAGGCCAAGCAAACCACCAATGCCAGCACCTATTGCCGTGCCAACACCTGGAACAACACTTCCTAATTTTGCGCCAGCTAAAGCACCGCCAAGCGCTCCAGCACCCACATTCTGGCTGTATGGAGTTGTCGCAATCTGGCCAAGGTTGGCAGGCTGCGCACCGAGTGAAGACTGGACCACGCCCAGACGCTGGAGGCCAATGTTGCGAATGGCATCCATTTGTTGCTGGTCCAAAGCCTGACGCGCACCGCCAGCACCCATGACAGCTTGAGCGCCACCAAGACGCAATGCTTGTTGCTGTGCAGCCAAATTGCCTAGCTGGCTTGCACCACCTAGTCGCAATTGAGCGCCTTGCAAGCCCGCTTGCTGATTGGCAATGTCGGCTGCTGATCTGCGGGCAATGTCAGCCTGCTGCATGGCCATGGCTTGATTGAATGCCTGCTCGTTCAGAGTTGTCCCAAGTGTGGCAGCCTGCTTGGCAAACCCTTGGTTAGTCAGAGCCTCGGCCACACCTTGGCGTGATCCACCAAATGCACGGGCGGCTGTGGCGCGCTCACCAGTTTGCTGAATTGCAGCTTGCCTAGATGACTCCAAATCAGCCAATGCGTTTTTGCGCACTGCTTCTGTATAGGGATTCATGTAACTGGCAATTGAGCCTGGTCCAGTCATCCCAAGATTGGTCTGCTGCGCTGTAAGTTGATTGGGCTGATAAACACCGCCATAAGCCGCCATTTGCGCGGCCAAGTCTGTGCCAGTAATGCCTGGGCCAGCAAGGCCGGTGTTAACCAGAGCCTCCTCGCCTGCCTGGTACATTGGATTAAAGCCAGCAATCTGCTGAGTTGGCAATGCGCCAGCGACCCCTTGGGCCTGCTGAAAGTTGGCCAAGAATGCTTCTTTGATCTGTGGATCAATGGAGCTTGTTGAGGTTGTTGTTCCACCTTTTGACATATCGCCACCTTATCCGAGTAAAGATTTCATTTTCTTGGCTGGCACTTTGCCTTCATTGATCATGTCCAAAAGACCTTTGCCGTATTTATCGACAGAAGATTTTTTGATGACATATTCGCCAATATCAAGGTTGACAGCACCATCATCTGGACCAGGTGGATTAGCGCCAAACATCAAACCGCCATGGACATAACCACCTTTGGCCATAGCGTTGCCAGTGCCAGCGCCTGCGCCTGTTCCACCGCCATCACCGCCACCACCCTCACCGCCAACACCACCGCCAATGTCATACATACCTGTATTGCCTATTTCGCCACTTGCTGCCCTTGCAGCCGCTGCTGCATTAGCCGCCCTGATATTTTCATAAAGCATTGGGTTGTAGCCACCCATGGCAGTGTTGGCCACAGTGCCCGCATAAGGATTCACCATCTGGGGACTTATTGCCCTGATCTGCGAATAAGGTGATACGCCACCAGCTGTCACGGCAGGGTTGTACTGAGCGCCAATGGGAATGCCCATGTAGTTCTGGAAATTCTGCGCCAGGCTTTGTGGCTGATAGTTTGGCATTGCTTGAGCGCCCATAGACTGGGGCTGCATTTGCGACTGAGACAACAGGCCAGTATTTGCAAATGGCCTGTAAGCATTCACATTTTGAGTTATTAAATCAGTAGGGTTTTGAGCGACATAAGCATTGACGGCTTTATTAAATGAAGCACCAAACGTGTCTGGTGTCAATGTGCCATTGATCAATGCATTGGTCCAGAAGTCAACACCAGCCTGGTCAGCTTGATTTGCAGCAGTGCCAATTCCTCTGCGGCCAATGTTTGCATAGGCATCCAAAACCAATTGACGATAACGCGCAGTATTGTCAACAGCACCACCGCCACCGCCTGTGACAACATTGTTATTAGTGACAACATTGCTACCAGTACCACCGCCACCAGTTGTGACAGCAGCTGCGCGATCTCTATCAATCTGCGTTGCAAGTGTAGGATTAGCCGCACGAACCTGATCGACTAATGTATTGAATTGGCCAAGATCATTTTTCATCCAAAATTGGATTGCCTCTTCATTGGGCCTTAATTCAGCCTTTGGATTGGCTGCATACGCTGCTAATACTTCTGCTCTTGTTGCCATAGTCTTTCCCCTATAAGTCCTTTGCAAGCACAGCCCATTGTGGGCTGTAACCTTCGTCTTTCAAAAATGTCTTTGCCCAGCCTCTTCGGCCTGCCAAAGTCACCCTGGTGCATCCAACAGATTTGCCCCAGGATTCGATCAATGGTCTCATCCGTGAGAGTTCATCTAGGTCGCCACCAGCCAGAAAATAATGCAAATTCTTGAGCCTGGGATAGACAATGATCTCTGTCAATACCACCGAGTCCTTGGCTGGCCACAGCTGTAATCTGTGGTTTTCCACCATCTCGGCAATATCATCAAAATTATGTGTGCCTCCAGAGTATTCTAATGCCGCCTCCACTTGTTGGCGCAGCCTTTCCAAATGCTCTTGGTCGCTCATCTCTTTCCTGATGGCACGGCCTCAAGTCTCATTGTGCCAATGCGCCAGTCAGCCAATGTGTCCCCAGTCACCTTCATATTGACCTGACGACCAGAAAACCTCACTGAAGTTGGGTTTGCTGCCGTGTATGGGCCGAATGTGGACTGAGTCCCTGTCGGGTAGTTTCGGGTCTTGAATGAGACCACGGCCTCACCCAAGGTTTGCTCATCTGGCACAACTTGGCGCACAGACATGATGTTGTCGCCATTGCCCAATTGGACTGGGCCACTTTCTGCATAGACGCTGGCGCTGTCATAGTTAAAGCCGACCTCATGCTCATAGATGTAGCCAGTGCTGGAAACCATCAAAGGATATGTGAACACGCCAGCGTCAACCCCAGCCAGCCTAGCCAATAATCCTATGTTCCAGTGGTTTTCGCGATAATTGAAAGTGACATAAGAGTCATTCTCATTGCTTCCACTTGATGGGTAAAACCACCAAATCTCACCAAATTTGCTATTGTGGACAGCATATATTTTGCTTGCCTGGGCATAGTTGATATTGTCAAAAACATAGTCAGACACATCACTTGGCAGTGGCTTGACATAGCCGTCATATATCCAAAAGCCTGCGCGTGACATCCAAATGGCTGCCGTATCAATGGCCGCCACAGCCTGGGCCGAAATAAGACCGCAGCCAGAGCCAGCCTTTTCAAAGCCATAGACAAATGGTGCGCCAACATACTGGGCCGTGTGGACATCCACATCTGTAAACAACAGATTGACACCCTTGACGCGCTTGCCAGCGATCAGTGAGCCAGGAGTTGCCAGCTCATAATCGCCTGCAAGGTTGTCCCCTGCTGGTGTCCAAACAGTATTGTTTTCCTGATCGCACCACTGTACTTTTCTTGGGTTTCCACCAGCACCAAGGGCAAACATAATGCGCTCTTGGGTGACTAAAACTGCCTTGTTTCCAGTTGGTGCATTGGTGATTGCAGCCGCTAGTGTGGGCGTTGTAAAGCCAAGTTGCCACTCATACAGCTTGCCATCCCATGAGGAGCAAGCAATTAAATACTCACCCCATGTATCAAGTGACCAAGTAGTGGCTGGAATAATTGCACCAATATCTGGCCGAGCCACGCCATAAGCGAATGTGCCATAAGTTCCATACCCATAGCCGACAGCCACTGTCGAGCTTGCATAACCACTGGTGAAACCCGTTGGGGTAATGTCTTTGAGTGTCCCCGCCTCGTTCATGGCATAGAGCTTGGAATGTGTGCCAGCGCCAATGTATCGGTTGCCACTGTTATCGCGCCAAGTGATGATGCCTCGGCATGAGCCAGTCATCTGTGAGCTTGACCTAGTGCGCCATCCATTGATAGGTCTCAATGTGTTTTCATACCAGCGAACAAGGTTAGCGTCATACCAGCGCCCTGCTGCCTGGTATTCAGTGCCGTTTCTGTAAACCCCTGGCGGTAATTTGATTGGTATGTACATGATGACAATTATGTAATGTTGGACACAAAGCTCATCGTGACGATGGCCGATGGAGTGGCTGGCCGTGTGGGGCTTGTTCCAGCAGCGTAATGCTCAATGGAGACACCAACATCGCTCACCCGCCACATTATCTCAAGATAGTCTGTGCTGTTCATGCTTGCAAAGAAATTCATGGCAGCAATCAAGTGAGATGGATCACCTGATGATTTTCTGGCTGGCATGGAAAATCTACTGTTTGAGTTGTCAATGTTTGTGCCATTCTTTCTAAACCAAATCTCAGCATCCTGGCTGTCATTGGTCGTGTTCTTAAACTGAATGGAAAACTGGCAGTTCCAGATTCCAGCATCGGTCACAGTCAATCTCGACCCACTGGCCAAAGTCACGCCATTGGAAAAGTCTGTCGTGTTAAATGTGACGGCATAGGCCGTGGTGGTGTTTGCCGCCATCTGGTCGGTTGAGTCTTGAAATGCCCCATAGGGGTTATTCATAAACCGACCACCCCTTGGTCCAAACAGAGACCCCAGCACACTGGCCAGCTTTTTGAAGTAAATCGTCAGTGAGCCATTGTTCTCATTGAAATGCCTGCGCTCATACACCTCGGTGGGATAACCAAGGGTAGGTGGTGCTGGATTCTCAAGTTGTTGTGTTTGACTGGCCATGGCTAATTATGCTAGGAAAAGCGCTACTTCAGCTTTGCGTCTTTTGACAAGCCCTGAGACTTCTTTCCCACCCGCTTTTGTCCACATCATAAAAGCCTCGGCAGCCCCATCCCAATCGCCACGATTGACCTTCATGCGAATGGTTGATCGTTGGTAATTGCCTAACCCAGCGTTGTACGCAAAAGAGACAACAGCGTCGAATTTGCTTTGATGATTAGCAAGAGTAGGAGAAAGTCGAAGAACACCACGTTCAAAAGTATTGATGTCAACCTTGAACAAATCGACCAATTCATCTTTAGACCAAACACGGGCATCTTCCCCCTTAAGTTGATAGTCAGACCTGATAAGCCCTGTATAACCCTCTTTACGCACGTTTGGGAGGGCTAATTGGTCTGCATACATAGCGTGACCCCAACCAACAGTCCAAATGGCAGCAGAACACCGATAAGGCTTGTTTCTATAGCCTTCAAAGAAGTGCATCAAGTCCTCACCCGCTTTACTGACTTTCATTTCTTAGACCATGAGCGTGAGCCAAACCAAAACCCAATAATTCCTCCAAGCATTGCCATCTCATCGCTTGAGAAAATAACGTCAGAAACTCGGATCAAATCATCCATGTTTGTCACCAAACTAGGTCTTGAGTAAACGTAGTAAGCAATCCATGCGTTAATTGCACATAACTCAAAGATAAAGATGTAGGTCACTACAGGTCTTACAGTACCCACAAAGTTAACCACCCAAGTGCTTGCTTTTTCCATGATTTTCTCATCATGCGCCAAAGCAGCTTCTGTCATCTGGGCATCTGTTTGCATGGCAATCTGATCTGTGCGAATTTCCTCCATACGCTCTTGAGCCGCAAAGCCTTGAGCCATCATCTGTATTTGCATCTCAACTTGAACCCTCGCCAAAGCAAGTTCATGCTTTTGGTCATCTTTGTTCTGAAAGAAGTCTAGTAGTTTAGGTAAGCCTGAAATCAGCAAACCACCAAGAGTAGAAAATAGAGATAGCATTACAGTCCAATCATTCCAAGAAGTTTATCGACAATTTTTGAAGCCAACTCGTCAGGTAAGTGAGGAAGCAGACCAACCACTAGATACGCCACATAAAGTTTAGCGAATATCTTAAAGAATTTGTCTGCTTGTTTTTGGTAATCATTCACCGACCACACCTTTTTGTGGTTTCACAGAATTGCATCAATTCATAAATTCCAATTGCAACCAAAAACAAGACAAAAGCCACACCGCCAATAATTATGGCCAGCTCTTGCATTTCTTCTTCTTTCTTTTTTGCCGCCTTCTCTGCTTTTTCTAAAGCCCTCAGTTCTCTGGCATCATCTAAGTCCATTTGAGCCTGCCGAGCTTTGATCTTATTGAAGACATCAATCTTGCCAGTCTGCATAAATAGGAGCTTCAATTCTTCCTCGAAAGCTCGACTTTGCTCCAAAGCCATCTCGATTTGGAGGGCCACCCCCATGTTTGAGCCTTTTTTGTTTTTCTTGGCATCAAGCAGCGCCCTGGTCGCAGTGGACTTGGCATCAAACATCTTGCCCAGCATGGGTGCTAGGCCGCCTAAGTCATTGGCAACCTTGCTGGCCTTCTTGACCATGCTGATGGCGCTTTGTAGACCTTCTAGCGCGCTGATTGGATCGA